TTTCATACTGTTTTAGTATTTCTTTAGTTTTATTTATTTTACTTAAACTGTTTTGAATAATTCTCATTCTAGCTAAACGCATAAACATTGTATCTCTTCCTTCTTGTTGTTGTTTATTAATAACGTAGGAGAGTATATCAAATTGTTTCTTTTCAGTCTTGCGTTGCTTCTTATAGAGTTGTAGAATTGATGTATCTAAAGGAACTTTGACTACAGTGATATCATAGTCTGATATTACTCCTTCAGATATAGCTTGATCAATGGTGTAAGTTGCTACCACTGGCAGATGCAAATAATCTAGCAGAACTCTTTTAGTATTTGCTGCTAGAGTTCCAGTCAATCCTAGTATAAATTTACATTTCTCTTTTAATTCCTTTACTACTTCTAACTGATTAGGAGATAATAAATGGATTTCATCCAATACAATTAAATCATATGTCTCTAATAAATGTTTCTTTAAAGATACATGTGTAGTATAAGTAACATTACTATCATCATATCCACGTTTAAGAAAATCAGCCTTCCACGAATCTTGAATAGTTACAGTAGGATAAGCTATGAGAATCTTTTTAAATTCTGGTCGTCTTTCGAGAATATTTATTGTATTGAAGATCTTTCCGAATCTGGGACACAAATTCAGAATACCATACATACCTTGCTGAATCCACATATCTGCGAATTCAGATTGTCGCTGGTCCCGAATATTCATATACTATTTAATATTTGATTAATGTAATCCAATCTAAATCTAAGAGCATTCTTTTCTTTTCTAAAATAAGCAATAATACAATGATCGTTTACTACACCATACCATCCAATTAGTCCAGGAGTATTATTTATTCTACATACTTCTTCATCTATTTCTTGTACTTGAACATCTTCTAGAAGTTCATCTAATGTTTTTCCTTTTAATTTTTTCATTTTTGTTATCTATTTGTTTAATTATTGTCTAAAAAGTAAGAATAATTAAATAAAGAACTATAATCAAAATTTTCCATTTCTCTAGGTTTTTTTAATTCTTTAAAAATTCCTGTACTACCCATAAAAGACATTCCTATCCTTAAATCTGCTTCTCCGTAGGAATTTTTTAATACTTTAAGACTTCTAAAAAAATCTCCTCCTGTATTTGGATCTATAAAGTTACTAACAGAATAATTTATGTCTTCTGTTTTATAACGACTAGGTTGAAAAAGTGAGATGACAATATCACTTGCTTCTCCAGGATTACCAGATTCTTTAATATGATCTAACGTAGGTTCTAAATTTTCTATTTTTCTATTCATAGATGATCCTAAGTCTCTATTGATTTGTGAAACTCCTACAGGACTATATCCATATTGATCTCTAAATAATTGACAATATTCTGAAAGTTTATCAATAGCTTCTTTTTTACTCATACTTTTTTCTGGTTTAACAAGTCCATAGTGGTCAATAATAGGAATAACAATCTCATTAGGATGATTAGGAATATAAATTTTAGTATATTCATTCACTTGTTCAAATCTACCATTAGCTTCTGCATAAGTTTTTACATATTTATAAACTCCAGTTGGGTTTTGAGCTCCCTCTACTATATCACAAAATTCATCTAACTCATCCATATAATTTTTAAAAGAAAGAACTAATTCATGTTCTTCAGGAGTAAGTTTAATATCCCACCATCCTAACAATTTACTAATAGGAAGTAAAATACCTTGAGATAAAAATATTTCTCTACTTAACCATTTTGCTAATATATATACTTTACTTCTTTCCATAGAAAAAAGAATTACTTTCATTTTAATATTGTTTTTCTTTTTCTGTGTTCTTATAAAATCAAAAGGTTGTAAAATATAAGCAGTATGAACTAATGCTGATTTTCCAGTTCCTGTTCCTCCAAAAATTGTTGTAAATATTCTTTTTCTTATTCCTATATATTTATTTAATCTATCAAATCCCATAGGAATTCCATTATTCTTACCTTCTATTCCTTTAAGAATTTCTTCAGATAACAATTCAAAACTACTCATAATATTAAAATTTAAAGATTTAAAACATAGGTATGCCATCATTTCGACCTTCTAGTCCAAATTTTACCTCTTTTGCGAGATCATCAAATATACTCATTAATATTTTTTTAAATCGGGTAGTTTTACCTTTCTTCTTACTTGCCATTCTATCATTAATTGTGCATGATCTTCTACCATTCTAGCCATAACGGGATTTCCTTCATGTAACCGTAATTTTGCTGCCCAACGTAATAGTAAGGCTGGTGCAAATTGATCTTGAGCTCTTAAAAGGAATACTGGTTCATTTTCTGGAATTATACCCAATGGATCTTGAATGCGATTGTAATCTTCTCTTGCGTGTAACATAGTTTTATTTTTAATTGTTTATAAAAAGGATAATTAAAACCACCTACTAAAAATTGATTTTTTAATTTCAATAGGTGGCTCATCTTTCAGCATCAATAACCGTTGTGTTTTCTTATTCCATACCACAATAAAATCACCACTGCCCTGATTCGCAATTCCGATATAAGTGAGATCACCATGTATGGTATCACCAAATTTCAAATGGTTGTCATCTTGTCTCAAGAGAACGAAACCATAAACAACAACATCCAGACCCTCAGCTACGTCAATATATGGAAGGCTGTCATTTCTACGAATTGTAGTGTTTCCTTCTCCATCAATTACAAGTTTTCCATTTTCATCTTTATAAATTTTCATAATTTATTTATTTTAAAAGTTTTCTAATAATATCTAATTGAAAGATGCTAATTCCTTAAAGCATTTAGGGCAGACATCTTCGCCCCCAATGTTGTCACACAAATATTGTCCTGTATGTTCACCTGCCCCAACTTCGGGCATTCTTGTCATATCAAAGTATTGAGCAATTCCTGTTCCGTGACAGAATGGACAATCTTTGTTAGCTTGTATTTTTCCTGACATAGTTTCTATTTTAAAAGTTTTCTAATTTGTTCTTTGTGTCACTCAATCTGTACTGGTACAGTTCAAGGTGAACTTTTTAGCATTCGATTACGGGGAATACATTTCCAGTTTGAATAAGATAAATTAGCTTTATTTGGTTAGTGTATTTTACCATGCCTATTTCATCTTGATTGCCACAATAATAATTATCACCATATTTATTTATTATCATGCAATAATCAAATTCCTTTGTGTGATAAGCGTAATAGCAATATCCTGTCCCATTTGTTTCATTAAATCCATTATTAATAAGCCATTGGTGTGTTATTTCTTCATTTTCTACACATTTATTAACAGCAGTTAATTGTCTTATTTTTTTTTATTGCTATCTGGTATCTACTCTCCTCGTTATATCTACCTGTTGCATGAAGACCAGCATTAAATATGTCACGCATGGCAAAATATAGAAGTTGTTTATTTATTGTTATATCTTCCATTTTGTTTTAAATATTTTGTAAAAAGTTCTATTTCATTTTTTAATAATTCAAGTTTAGTAATAAAATCTCCCATATCCTCAGTGTCATTTTTATGAAGCTTAATGGAATATTTGCAATCAGATATTTTAATAAAGGTATCCCTGTAAGTTTTATCATCATACCGCACATCTCCATCAAACGTAACAATAGCGCTAGTTGAAGATGATTCTATTCTATTTAGCCATGTTCTTTTATTGTACTTCATTATTTTGTTTTTATTCCAACTTGGTCAAGTCGTGTTATTTAACTGTTCGTTTATCAATCCAAAGTTCAGGGGCCAAATCAAACACGTTGAAATGATGCTTGAATAGGTATTCAAATAAGGCGAGTTTGTCTAAATTTAAACTGTTTCCATCTGAATATAATGAAAAATCCTTGCGTGTACAATCAAAATCAGCAGTAAATGAAACTCTTTCTTTTGATTCATAATAAACTACTAATCCTGAACTATCCAATTCCGAAAATAATTCTGCTTTCGTAAAGTCAAGTAAATTGCCAAAAACAAAATTAGTCGCTATTCGGGCTAACTCCACAATCGGTATTGTTCCATCTTCCAAAGGCTCGGTAAGTGCAGACATTGGAAGGAGAAGGGGCTTCCATCCACTAATAATTGTAAGGTTGTATATCTCAAAGTTTAAGGTGTATAT